TGAATTCGAGGAAGATATCGAAGAAAAAGAGGTAATTACAAAGCCCGGAGATATTTGGATTTTGGGAAATCATCGCTTAATGTGCGGTGACGCAAAAGACGAAGCATCAATGAATCGTCTCATGTCCGATCAAGTTGCCGATATGGTCTTTACTCATCTCAAGGAAGAAACAGTAACAGAGCAACTTCCTCAAACTTTCAGAAATCTCAAAAATAAAACTAAAGACGGAGGTTTGTTTTTCCTCGGAACAAATTGGCAACGCATGTACGAAATTCTGTCCGCGGGCAAATCAGTCTTCGACGAATACAAACAGCTTTGCGTTTGGAATAAGGGAATTGCACAGCAAGCCGAACTTTACAAAAACCAATTGGAGTTGTTTTTCGTTTTCAAAAAAGGCGAAGCAAAACATACCAACAATTTTGGCTTGGGAGAGACGGGAAGATATCGGACGAATGTTTGGAGTTACCGAGCAGAGGAAGTTCCGGTACAGTTGGCGGCCGATGCCATTTTGGATTGCTCTCACACAAATGAAATAATCCTCGATCCTTTCGGAGGGAAAGGCACGACCTTAATCGCGTCTGAAGAAACAGGCCGCAGATGCTGTATGATGGAAATTGATCCAAAATATTGCGACTTAATCATCAGACGCTACCTAAAATATACAGGGCAAGAAGCGATTTTGGAATCAACCAACAAAACATTCAACGAAATGGCGGGTGACTAATGGCACTAATTTCGCAATCAGAATGGGCAAGACGTCAGGGATTTTCGAAGCAATACGCCGCCAAGTTGATACGACAGGGAAAGATAACGCTGATCGACGGAATGATTGATGAATACACCGCCAATGCCGAGCTTGAAAGCTATCGAAACATTCATCTGCCGAAGCAAAGAAAGAGCCAGGGAACTTATTTTGTACGAGACGATATGCATCAGCTTTTGATGAAAACCAAGCTCAAAAACGAAATTGAAAAAGGAAAACTGCTCGAGGCGAGAGTAAAGGCAGAAACGGGCGAATTAGTTCCTATTGATGAAGTAAAAAAGGCGTTATTTTCAAAAGCGAGGATTGTGAGAGACGGAATTTTCTCAATTGCGGACAGGATTTCCTCACTTCTTGCAAGCATAGATGACGCAGCAGAAATTCATGAGATTTTAATGAAAGAGTTTCGTACGGTTTTGGAGGAATTATCGAGAGATGACTTGCGATGATTATCTGAAATCTTTTGAAAGAGGAATCAAGCCGGATTCGGTGATCAGCGTGTCGGACTGGGCAGACGCTAACCGAGTGTTATCAAGAACGGCATCCTCAGAGCCTGGGAAATTTAGAACTTCCAGGACTCCTTATCTGAAAGAAATCATGGACGCACTTTCGCCTTCATCACCGTACGAAAAAGTGGTTTTTATGAAGGGCGCACAGATCGGAGGAACCGAAGCAGGAAACAATTGGATCGGGTATATGATCGACCAGGCTCCAGGACCGATGTTAGTTGTTCAACCAACCGTGGAAATGGGAAAAAGATGGAGTAAAGGCCGATTAGCTCCTTTGATTGAAGATACTCCGTGTCTGAGGGATAAGGTGAAAGATCCACGAACCAGAGACTCCGGGAACACTGTTCAGAGTAAGGAATTTCCGGGAGGTCAGGTTGTAATCACGGGTGCGAATTCAGCTGTTGGTCTTCGGTCAATGCCGGTGAAATACCTATTCTTGGACGAAGTCGACGCTTATCCGCCTGATGCCGATTCGGAGGGAGATCCTCTTACACTGGCTATTCAAAGGACGGCAACTTTTACGAGGCGCAAGATATTTATCGTTTCGACTCCGACGATTCAAGGATTATCAAGGATTGAAAAAGAATTCAACGAGACCGATCAAAGATACTATTTCGTGCCGTGTCCGTTTTGCGGAGGCTTTCAAACACTGAAGTGGGAGAATATTCACTATGATCAAACTGATTCTAAAGTGTCTTATGTTTGTGAATTTTGTAAAGAACATATTGATGAGAGATACAAAACCGAAATGCTCCGAAAGGGTCAGTGGCGAGCCACTCGGCAACGAGTCGTTGCATCCGGTAATTCGCTCCGCGAGGAAGGAAAAAGTCCACAACAAAAAAACAAAACACAGCTAGCTCCACGCTGTTGCGGATTCCATCTAAGCTCGTTGTATTCACCCATTGGCTGGATGAGTTGGGAAACTTGTTATCGTAATTACGAATCAGCGAAAAAAGACGATCAGTTGTTGAAGGCATGGACGAATACGACCTTGGGTCTGCCTTGGGAAGAGAAAGGTGACGTGCCGGATTGGGGTTTGCTGTTTGATCGAAGAGAGAGCTACAAAATCGGTCGAGTTCCGAAAGGCGGATACGTTCTCACTGCGGGCGTTGATGTTCAAAATGATCGAATCGAGTTGGAAATTGTCGCTTGGGGAAAGGATCACGAAAACTGGTCTGTTGATTATCGAGTGATTTACGGAAACCCTACAACTCAGGCACCGTGGAACAAATTATCGGAAATTTTGAACGAAGAGTTTGAATCTGAAGACGGAGTTTATCGGAAAATCAATATGATGGCAGTGGACTCGGGGTTTGCGACACAGCATGTTTACGATTGGGTGAGAAAACAACCGATTCATAACATTATGGCTGTAAAAGGAGTTGATAATTCGCTGGTTTCGTTGAATGCTCCAACTAAAGTCGATGTAAATAAACAGGGAAAGAAGATCTCCAATGGAGTGAGATTGTGGAAGGTCGGGGTTTCACTCTTAAAAAGTGAATTTTATGGTTGGCTCAAGCCTGAGGCTTGGCGCGAAAATTTGCTCCGCAAGGAAGAAGATAAGAAAAATCAATCATTGCCCGCAGTGGCTCACTGCCTGTCCGGAGGACAAACATCGCCTGCAAGGTCACCCTGCCACTGCCATTTTCCGGAGTATAACACAGAGTATTTTAAGCAAATTACAGCAGAACAGTTGGTAACCAAGATCGTTAAGGGATATCCGAAAAGAGAATGGAAGAAGATTCGAGATCGAAACGAAGCACTTGATTGCCGAATTTACGCAAGAGCGGCCGCAATAGCCTTGGGAATCGATCGTTGGTCAGATCAAAAATGGCAGCAAATCATGGCTCTCAGCAATCCTGAAGAAAAGCCGACAGTTAAGAGAAAGATGAAGAAAATAAGGAGCAGTTTTCTATGATAAGTGACAGTGAAAAACTAGAAATCGTAGAGAAGGCGATTCTGGAATTGCAGTCAGGGAAAAGAGTGACTTCGGTTACCTATGGCGATGTCCATGTGCAATATGCGGGAGCAGATTTGGAGCAATTGCTCAAATTAAGAAGCCAAATAAAAGCGAATCTCAAAACTTCAAGCAAAAGGCAGATTATTTTTACGACATCCAAAGGAGTGGAATGATAAAAATTGCAGACTTGTATGCCGGGATCGGAGGAATCCGACTTGGTATCGAGCAGGCTTTCGGAAAGGAAAACGTTGATTGCATATTTACAAGCGAAATCGATAAGCATGCGGTCACTACATACAGCGCAAATTTCGGAAACGAAAATATTTTCGGAGATATAAGAAAGATTTCTGAGACGGAAATTCCCGACCATGACATTTTGCTGGCAGGCTTTCCATGCCAATCATTTTCTGTCGCAGGTTTGAGAAAAGGTTTCAATGACGAACGAGGTCAAGCATTCTTTGAACTTGAAAGAATTTTGAAAGCGAAAAAACCAAAAGTATTTCTGCTTGAAAACGTCCCGAATCTCAAAGGAATAAACAACGGAGAAATATTCCAATCCATAATCAAACGACTAAGCCAGCTCGGATACAAAGTGAGTTATGAGATTTTAAGCGGAAAAGATTTCGGAGTACCTCAAAACAGAAGGCGTATATATATTGTCGGATATCTGGATCACGATAAAGATTTTGAGTTTCCGAAGTCGATTGGTATAGAAACTCACGTATCGGATATTCTGGAAAAAGATGTTGATGCCTGTTATCGCCTCAGTGATCGCAGGTGGAATTATATACGTACGAACAAAATTAAAAATAAGACAGGATTTGGTTGTTACAAAATATGGACAGGACAAGAAAAATATACTGTAACATTAAGGGCCAGATATGAGGGATTCCCAGAGAATCTTCTTATTAAAACGGACGGAAATCCGAGACGATTAACTGAAAGAGAATGTGCCAGATTACAGGGTTTGCCTGATTCTTTCGTGATCGATAAAGTTTCAAAATCTCAAATTTACAAGCAGTTGGGAAACAGCGTTTGTGTACCTGTAATTAAGGCGATTGCCGAGCAAATCAAAAAGACTTTCTTTGAGGAGAGAGTATGAAAATTTTCAATTCGATTACAAATCTGTTCAAGAAGAAAGCTCAAACGCCGTACGACGGAGCGGGTCACAGCAAGCGATTGAACAATTGGTATCCTACGGGATCGTCGATCAACTCTATTCTGGACTCAAATTTAGGCACATTGAGAATCAGATCGCACGATATCATCAGGAAGAATCCATATGCTGCGAATGCTGTCGAAGCGATAGTATCAAATTGTATCGGCACGGGAATTAAGCCTCAATCTAAAGCAAGAGAGGCGGATTTTCGAAAAAGGATTCAGGAATTATGGCTTCAGTGGACGGACGAAGCGGATGTTGCGGGAATTTGTGATTTCTATGGCTTGCAGGCTCTCGTGCTCCGAAGCGTTATCGAATGCGGGGAGTGTTTCGTAAGGATAAAAACCGATCGAAAGAACAGTACCGTGCCACTCAAATTACAGGTTTTGGAAGCTGAACATCTGGACGCAAGCAAGGATTATCCTCTTCCGAACGGACACATTATAAAGTCGGGAATCGAGTTCGATAAATCAGGTAAGAAAGTTGCCTACTACTTATACAAAGAGCATCCGGGAGACTCCTGCAAGTGGAAGAATTTCGAGTCAATTCGTGTTCCGGCAAACGAAATATTTCACATATATAAGCCGCTACGTCCGGGACAGATTCGTGGTGAACCATGGTTGAGTAATGTTTTATTGAAACTTCACGAACTCGATCAATACGAAGACGCTGAGCTGGTGCGAAAGAAAACGGCGGCAATGTTTGCAGGATTTGTGACCAGACTTGATCCTGATTCAGAGATTTTCAAACAAGAAGAAGGTTCAGATTTATACGGCTTGGAACCGGGTACAATGCAGTTTCTCGATCCGGGAGAGGATATCAAATTTTCGACTCCGGCGGATGTCGGCGGCACTTACGAAATCTTCATCAAGCAGCAACTTCGAGCAATTTCTGTTGGCTTGGGAATCACCTACGAGCAACTGACGGGCGATCTTTCAGGAGTAAATTACTCTTCGATTCGAGCCGGATTGCTGGAATTCCGCAGAAGATGTGCTGCATTGCAACACAACTTAATTGTATATCAATTTTGCCGGCCAATTTGGAACAAGTGGATTGAACTTGCTGTCCTTTCAAACTCCATAAAAATACCAAACGATAAGAATTTCGCAGCAGTTAAATGGATTCCGCAAGGGTTCGCATGGGTTGATCCTCTGAAAGAACAAAAAGCTCAAATGGAGGCAGTTCGTTGTGGGTTCAAATCTCGGGCGGAAGTGGTTTCGGAGCTTGGTTACGACGTAGAAGAAATCGACGAAGAAATTAAGAACGATAACGCAAGAGCGCAAAAGATGGGACTGAAATTTGATTCCGTACTGGAGGGGGTAAACGATGATACGAGTGACGAATAGACCTTTGCTGGTGGCTTCGGAATATCTTGAACCTACTTTAAATTTTGATTGGGTACCGAAAGGAACATTTGAAATCCCTGAGTATTCAATCGACAACGGCGTTGCGGTGATTCCAATTTATGGCTTACTGACCAAACGGAGCGAGAGATTTTTTTACACCACGAATTATGACGATATTCACCTATTAGTTTCCAAGGCTTTATATGACGATAAAGTTGAGTCGATTTTGCTGGATATTGACAGTCCGGGCGGTGAAGTCGGAGGGCTGTTTGATCTGGTCGACCATATCTACAAAGCAAGAGACAAAAAACCGATTTACGCTTATGCCAACGATTCAGCATTTTCTGCAGCATATGCCATAGCTTCCGCGAGTTCAAAGATTTTCATTAATCGTACAAGTGGCGTGGGAAGTATCGGAGTCATTGCGACTCACACTGATATTTCAGAGGCAGATAAGAAGCTGGGCGTAAAGTACACGACCATTTTTGCGGGTGAGGAGAAAAACGATCTTACACCTCACGAACCTCTGTCAAAGAACGCGAAAGACAAATTGCAAAGGGAAGTGAACAGACTTTATGAAATGTTCTTATCGACAGTGGCTCGCAATCGAAATTTGGATATCGAAAAAATCCGAGGAACTCAGGCAGCGACATATTACGGAGAGAATGCAATCGAAGTTGGGCTGGCAGATGAGATAACGTGCAATCCATGGGAAGAAATTATGAAAAAGGAGAAAAAGATGGAAGATGAAATCGAAAAATACAGAGCTGAGATTCTGGAAATAGCTCAACTTTGTAAGTTGGCTCATGCCGAAAGAAGATTGGCTGAGTTCATCGAGCAAAAGTTCACGATTGACCAGGTAAAAGAGGCGTTATTGAACTCGATGGACGCGAAAGAAGAAATATCGAGCCATGTTTATCAGCAAGAAATGAAAAAAGAAAATCCGGTGATAGCAGCCGCAAAGCAACGTGCAAGCAACGAGTCGTTGCACCCGGTGATTCGCTCCGCTAGGGGATAAATAAGAGGAAGGAATTAAAAATGACAGAAGAAAAAGACAGATTGTTTAGTTTGCTTAAATATGAGGCAGAAAAGAATTATTGCCGAGAGGTAGTAACGATTGCTCAAGGGCAGAATCTTAAGATGGGAGCAATTGTCGGGGAAAAAACAGCCGATGGCACGTACAAACAAGTGAGTTTGGTTGATCCGACTGATGAACAAGCGACGACTGACGGTACGGAAACTCCAATTGGAGTGTTGTTGCAGGATGTTGATGCAAGCACGGCAGCTCAGCAAGGATTAATTGTTGCAAGAGACGCCATTGTTATCGAGTCTCAGTTGATATTCCCCGAAGGAGCAACGGCGGATCAGAAAAAATCAATCAAGAAAGGCCTCGAAGCAAGAGGTATTGTGTCCAGGTGCTTGCAGCACAGGCAGTAATGATAAATTGGAGAGAGTATAATGATAAACCCATTCGATACAGACGCATTTAATATGACGTCATTAACGGCTTCCATAAATTTGCTGCCTAACACTTACGGCAAGCTGGAAGCGATGAACTTGTTTCCTCAAAAATCAGTTCGCACGAGAAATATCGCAGTTGAAGAGCAGAACGGAGTGTTGAATTTACTTCCGACTCAAATGCCGGGCGGTACATCAACTTTTGAGGGACGTACGAAAAGAAAAATGAGGTCTTTCACGATTCCGCATATTCCTCACGATGATGTTATTCTGCCGGAGGAAATCCAGGGAATCAGAGCTTTTGGCACGGAAAACGAACTCGAAGCAATGGCCAACGTGGTTACGGATCACCTGCAATCCATGAGGAATAAACACGCGATAACCCTCGAACATCTGCGTATGGGAGCTTTGAAAGGCAACATTTTAGATGCCGACGGCAGCACTCTGTATAACTTGTTCGATGAGTTTGAGATTACTCCGAAAACCGTGAACTTTGCTCTCGGAACCGCCAGCACCGACGTAAAAAAGAAGTGTTTGGAAGTGCTGAGGCACATTGAAGACAATCTTCGGGGTGAATTTATGACAGGAGTTCATTGCTTGGTGTCTCCTGAGTTTTTCGATGCGTTGACTTCTCATTCGAAAGTCAAAGAAGCCTACGAAAGATGGGAAGAAGGTGCAGCACTCAGAAACGATATGAGGTCAGGCTTTACTTTCGGAGGAATAACTTTCGAAGAATATCGAGGTCAAGCAACTGATCCTGACGGAAATACTCGAAGGTTTATTGCGTCCGGTGAAGGTCACTGCTTCCCTACAGGTACAGCAGAGAGTTTTGTTACCTACTTTGCCCCTGCGGATTTCAACGAGACAGTGAACACTTTGGGGTTGCCGCTTTACGCAAAACAGTGTCCGAGGAAGTTTGATCGAGGGACGGAGCTGCACACTCAATCTAATCCTCTGCCACTGTGCTTGAGACCGGGAGTATTGGTAAAACTAACGGCGGCATAATGTTCAGAGATACTGTAATTACAGCAATTAACGATATGTTCGACCACCTGGGACAGGAAGTGACAATAAGGTCTCGAAACGGTGCAACGAAAAAGCTAATTGCTGTAATCAGGCTGCCGGAAAATCCCTACGATTTAGGCGATTCTCAAATTGTTGAGCAAGTGGCAGAAGTTTCGATGAAGTCGACAGACGCAACTCCGAGAATCGGCGATTTTATTTTGGTAAATGATCGAAGATACAAGATTTTCGAAGAGCCGTTGCTGGATGGAATCACTCAAATGTGGAAATTCAATGCGGTGTTAGTTGGCGAGTAGAAATGAAACCATCAGTTCAAAAGCAGACCGACAATATAATAAAGGCGATTGATGTTTTACCGGAGCAATCTTTAATTGCCGCTATATTTGCGCTAAATCGAACAGCGGAATGGCTGAAAGGTCACCTTGCAAAAGATATTTCGACTAAGCAGCGCGTAAAATTAAAATTGATTCGAGACCGCATTTCGATTCAAAGAGCAAATAGAAAAAATCCTCAGGTACAATTAGTGTGCAACTTCAAAGGCGTGTTTGTGAAGGATTTATCGGGAGTGAAACAGACTCCAATTGGAGTTTCTGCCGGAGGGAAAATGTATCCGCATGCTTTTATTGCGACTCTCAAAAAAGGAGGAAACCCCGGAGTTTATCGAAGAAAGACCACGAAGCGAATTCCCGTGAAATCAGTAAACATTCCAATCTTTGATGATGCAGTAAAAAGCATCGAATATTTAATCGGAACGGAAGCCGCGAAAGTTTTTGAAAGACGATTTCTGTACGAAATCAGAAAGATGGACAGAAGAAAATGATCCAACAATTGTTGAGCAACATTAAAGCAGAAATTCTGGAATTACCTGATATAGAGAGCAGTTACATATATCCGACATCTCGCTGTGACTTTGCTGCTCCGTCAGTATGTCTTGAGGTTGCGGTTTTTTTTCCGGGCAATGATCCTGCCACAGGTGAACTGGCTTTGAACATAAATTTGGAAGCAAGAATCATTGTAGACTCGACGATCGAAAACGCCGAAACTTCCTGCCAAACCTTGTCTTGTAATATTGCGAATCTGATTCATTTGAACACATTCAATTGCGCAGTTTCTCCGGGAGAGGTTACCGGAATTTCAAGAGATTCGTTCAAACCTGAGTTCGATGCCTTCGTTTGCTGGATGGTTGAGTGGTCTCATCAATTTCATTTGGGGCAGTCCGTCTGGTTGGAATCAGGGGCGACACCGCATTTGCTTCACATCAACAATGAGGTCGTCAATGGATAACAGTTTTGCATTTTCGGAGGTCGTAAGGAAGCTGGCCAACATAATAAGGCTGGGCAAGATTGCGGAAATTAACGGAGATCAGGTTCGAGTAGAGATCGGTCGGGTGAAAACAGGCTGGCTGCCGATAGTTTCAAACGCAGGCAATACTTCATTATGGCTTCCGATTTCTGAAGGAGAGCAAGTTGCGGTGTTTGCGCCTTACGGAGAGATGGCACAGGCTTTTGTGTTGAGGTCGATTCATTACAACACCTATGAAGTTCCGGAAAACGTGAATAATTTAAGCCTCACGACCGACAAAAACGTGAAATTAACCAGTTCAGAAAGATACGAATCCTCATTTTCCAAGGGTTTGAAGTTTATCTGCGATAAGTGCGTAATTTCATTAGACGATCACGGAATTACGCTAAAAGTCGGGAACTCAACGATTAGTTTGGGTAAAAATTCAATCAATTTGAGCAACGGAGCATCGAGTATAGATATTTCAGAATCGAATATCTCTCTTAATTCCGGAAATATATCTACGACTCCGCCAGTTTGTCTTTGTACGGGAGTATAGAATGAATCCTAGCGGAGCGAAATTATTGCGATTGGAGGCTCTCCAATGTTGGGAGTAAGCAGTGAAAACGGACAATATTTGAGCGATTTAGAGCATTTAAAGCAATCTTTGGTTAATATATTAACCACTCCGATAGGCTCAAGAGTGATGTGCCGAGATTATGGTTCGCATCTGTTTGAGTTGGTCGACCAACCTGTAAATCGGGAATTGATTCCCAAAATATACGCTGCTGTTGCAGAAGCAATCGACCAGTGGGAGCCAAGATTTAAACTGGAAAAGATCACAATTGATTCGATAAAAGAAGGTCATATTACACTGTCGTTGAGCGGAAAATACCTTATTACTCAAGAAAAAATCGTTTTGGAGAATTTGATTGTATGAATTTATCTGACCTGGAAACTCCTCAAATTATAGAAGAGCTTAGCTTTTCTGAGATTATAAACCAGATGAAAGACCGATTTGTTGAGATCAACAGCGAGTTTACGGCCTACCTTGAAAGCGATCCGATTATCAAACTATTTGAAGTCGCTGCCTATCGAGAACTATTGCTCCGCCAGAGAATCAACCAAGTTGCTAAATCTAATTTGCTGGCTTTCGCAACGGACAGCGATCTGGATAACCTCGCGGCGTTTTATGGAATCGAAAGAAAGGAAAACGAAACCGACGATGAGTTGAGAAAAAGAACGAAAGCGAAAATCGAAGGTTGGTCAACGGCTGGTAGTAAGGCGGCTTACATATTTCACGCGCTAAATGCCGATACGAGAGTTAAAGAAGCCAATGCGGATTCACCTGAGCCGGGCTTGGTTCGTATTTCGATTCTCTCAAAAGAAAACAACGGCGTAGTTTCTGATGATCTGCTTGAATCCGTCAATAATTATATGCAGAGGGACGATATCAGAATGCTGACGGACACGGTTCAGGTCATTCCGTGCAACTTGATAGACGTTGATGTAAGAGCAAAAATCACTTTGATGTCGTCCACTCCTCCGGAATTTTTGAGTACGATTAAAACGTCATTCAGAAAAGCTTTTGCGAAAATCGCGAGCATGGGAGTTTCAATTTCGCGGTCGTGGATTATCTCAAATTTGTTTCTTGACGGAGTTAAAGATGTGCAGTTGCTTTCCCCTGTTTCTGATGTGGAAGTGATGGAAACAGAATGTGCAAGATTGCTTGAACTGGAGTTGAGTGTATGAGTTCCCTGCTACCAAGTAACGCTACAGAATTAGAAAAATCACTTGAGCAAGCGATTAAGTACAATGTCGATGCGGACCTGTTGAAAAACTTCAAATTTAAGGCTACGGGCAACCTCAATTTAACTCTGAGTTGGGAATATTCGTTAGCGCAGATTAACGTTGACGACTTCAAACAAAGAATCATCGAAGGCCTCAAATTTCACAGAATGGCGGGAACTCCGTATTCTCTTCGGCAGGCTTTGTCTTGGTATGGCTTAACAAACATCAAGATCGAGGAAGAGGAAGTCGGAAGGCACTTTTCGGAGTTTCAAGTTGGATTTGATGAAATTCCTGACGGCACTTTGATCGATAAAATTGTCGAGACAGCTAAGTTGGCAGCTCCGATAAGATCTCGGCTGACTCGAATGTATAATAACGATTATGATGTCCGACGTTTTGTGCTGGATGATTCGAGCTGGGGTGATTTACTTTCTGATCATTCGGGAATTTACAACGGCGCGTTAAAATTATCTTTCGGAAAAAAGCTCAGATGCGATGCGAGTTTTGGGAATCACAACATCTGCAAATTCAACTTTGCAACAAAATTCAGCTTCGCAAAAATCGAAGATACATTCAAATTGAGTTTTGGAATTCTGGACGACACGAACTTTGGGCAGCCTACCGAACACAATGCATACAGAGCGAACAAGATAGCTCAAAATGCAGAGCCGATAGGAAATATTCCAAACGATTTAATCAGACTCAACACATTTTCGAGAGCAATGATTGTGCTGTCGGATTCTGTTTTGGAAGACGGACAAAGCTGTTTTTCGGGAAGTTACGAAAACAAAAACGATTCAAAATTCATCCTTGGCTTCAGTTATCTTTCCGAGATTCCAATCAGACCTGACAACATAATGATAGACGTTCGCAGATTCGAGGATGTAATTTTCGACGGAACTTACAACTACGAAACAGAAACAACGAATGTCATATATTCTGCGAATTCTGTCTACGAATCAGAATTAAATCCTCAAATAACAAAAACAAACTCAATTCAACACAATATGAATGGGCGGTACAGAGGCAACAACACATGGCACGACCACAGGCATTTCGACGTGTCGTGGAATCAGCAAAATAATTACAGTAAGATGGTGGAAACATGGCAATAGTAACAATTTCAGGAAGAGCGGGAATGGCTCGGAGTATTAAGCAGTGTCCGTTGTTCATAGCTTGGGGGCAAGGCGAAAGCGATGAGATTACGACAAAGGTGAATGAAAATCCCGCTCAAACAGCACTGTTTCGTGAGATCGGACGGAGGGTAATCGACAATGTCCAATTTGTAAACGCCGATGATCAAGGAGATTTGGTTACTCCGAGCGGAAGATGGACTATCTCTCAAACTCCAACAAACAATTTGTATATTGCAGCAGAATTCGATTTTTTGGACGGCAACGGATACACAGTGAGAGAGTTTGGGCTGTTTCTGAACACGGTAACAAATGACGGTCTGCCGATCGGTCAGAAATACTTTCTACCCATGGAAATCGAAGATCCGGGAGAACTTCTGATGCTTGAAAACACAGTTCCGATTATTCGAACGGGAGACACGAGATACAACTGCGCATTTGTGCTGTCACTGTAGGAGGATAAGATGACGTTATCAGGATATTACGACCGATTTAATTCAGAAAAGAAGTACATGAAATCGCTGTTTCTGGCGGGAAAAGGACTGCAATCAGCTGAGCTGAACGAGATTCAGGATTACGCAAGTGATGCGATAAAGAGAATGGGCGACGCGTTATTTGCGGATGGAGATGTGATCAGTGGCTGCGAATGTATTATTGATGACGGTCAAATTACTTTGGAGCAAGGAAAAGTTTATCTGGACGGAGCAATTCGAGATGTACATGAAAGCAACTTGACCATACCAACTGATGTGTCGGTAAGAATAGGCGTTTATTTCAAAGAACAAACAATCACTGAATTAGAAGATCCTGAGTTAAGAGACCCGGCAGTTGGTACGAGGAATTATCAAGAAGCAGGTTCGGCAAGATTGCAATATATAACGACTTGGGGCTATCAAGCAGAAGGTATTACAAGCGACGATGAGTCACTCGGAAAATTCTACACAATATATAATGTGGAAAAAGGAGTGTTGGTTCAAAAAGCACCTGCTCCTCAATTGGATTCAGTAAGTACCGCACTGGCCAGGTACGACAATGAGAGCAACGGCTCATATGTGGTTAATGGCATGGAGGTAACCTGTTTAACGGCAGATGATGAAGAACAAATCTTTTCTGTAAATGAGGGAAAAGCTCACGTTAATGGGCAAGAAGTCGGATTACCGCATTCAGCAAGATCAGTTTTTCAAAATGAATACGACATTCAAAGAGTAGAATCTGATCCTTATATTTTTGAACCAGATGCTCTGGGAAAAATGACTATACACCTGAACTACACGCCGTTAGCTGAAATCATCACGATCGATATAACAGCTGAAAAGAGAGTCAATTTAACTCACGGAAGTTATTCCGGCGCGCTTGATCCGATTCCGTCGACGTCAGTGTTGGATATTATTCAGATCAAACAAGGCAGCACAATATACATAAAGGGAACTGATTACAAACTTACCGCAGGGCAAGTCGATTGGTCGTTGTCAGGGGCAGAACCTGCACCGGGAAGTTCGTACGAAATAATTTACAGACACAGAACTCAAGTAACTCCGACAAATGTCACCGACACCAGTATTGATATTTCAGGGGCGGTTGATGGCTCAATGGTTTTGGTGACCTATACTTGGAAAATGCCGAGATATGATTTAATTACAATCGATGCTGAGGGAATAATTCGACGTGTGAAAGGGCTTGCTCACCCGTGGACACCGGTAGTTCCGAAAGCTCCAAGCGGTCAATTAATCTTGGCTCAAGTTTATCAAAACTGGACGGGCAACACGAAACCAAAAGTTACAAACAACGCGATTCGAGTCGTACAAATGGCTGATATTGAGTCAATGAAGAATATGATCATGGATTTGTATTATCTAATTGCTCAGTTGGAATTGAAAAACGATGTGAACGCAAATGATCCAACGGCTAAGAAAGGAGTTTTCGTTGATCCATTTTTTGATGACGATATGAGAGATCAGGGAATAGAACAAACGGGAGCGATTATCAATGAAAAGCTTGTGCTTCCAATTACTACCGAAGTTCATGATTTTGCGGAAGATCAGCAAGTATATATGCTGCCTTATACGTTGGAAACAGTAATATCACAAGAATTACAAACAGGATCAATGAAAATCAATCCTTACAACGCCTTTGATCCGATTCCCGCAGATCTGTCTATTGTATTGAACGTAGATCATTGGACGGAGGTTCAAACTCAATGGCTCAGTACGATAACAAATGTATATTATTCAACAAGAAGCAGCGGAAGTTCTTCAACAAACCAATTAGTGAGTTCATCGACTAAAAACATAGCATATATGAGACAACAGAGTCCGAAATTTACGGTTGAAGGTCTGAAGCCGGGCGAAAGGATTCAAAAACTGAAATTCAACGGAATCGAGATAGCGGCAAAGGAGGCATAACATGGCATTAGAAGCAGACAGAGACGGAGTTGCGAACGGTATATTTACAGTGCCTTCAGGCGTTCCATCGGGAACGGTTCAAGTTGAAATATTGGGTGATCAAGGCAGTCGAGGTACGGGAACTTACACAGCCAGCGGAACGATCACTACTGAACAAAGGCGAATCGTGAACACTGTTACTTACAGGTATGATCCTCTTGCTCAGACTTTTACGTTAAATGAAGGACGACACATTGCAGGTGTAGATTTATGGTTTAAGAAAAAGGGAACTTCAAGAGTTTTAGTACAAATTCGAGAAACCACGGCAGGATTTCCAAACCAAAATATTATAGCTCAAGCAAGTATTAAGCAATCACAGATTAATCTAACGTCTTATACAAGAGTAATATTCAGACCGATTTGGCTAGAACCGAACGTTGAGTATGCAATTGTCGTTTTAACTGATGATTCTCAAACAGCGTTAGCAATCTGTGAACTCGGAAAATATGACGATATCCATAGAAGATATGTAACGGCTCAAGCCTATCAAGTTGGAGTACTGCTTTCATCCTCAAATGCCAGTACTTGGACGGCACATCAAGAAATGGATTTAGCTTTTCGTCTCTTGGCTTGTCGATTTACAGAATCCAACTTAGAAATTAATTTAGGAACCGTTACGGCAAATCAAAACACGGACTTACTCGTAAAATCAACGATTGAAAGAGTTTCATCAGCAACCGATGTAGAATTTTCGCTGACTGATACAAACGGAAACACAAACACGCTTTCTGAAGATATGCCTGTTTCTTTGCGGGAAGAATTATCGGGAGATGTTTCGTTCAAAGTTAAATTAAAGGGCAGCCAAAAACATTCGCCTGTTTTGTATCAAGGTGTTCAATTGATGCTTGGGACTCAATCCCAAACGGCGGATTATGTGACAAGAGCGATTCCAGCAGGTACAAACACAACTGTTCGCATAGTTTATGACTCGTACACGCCCGGAAATTCGCAAGTGAAGGTATATTTTCAACAGCCGGATTCGACTTGGACATTGATTCCGCTAGCTGAAGGATCGCCACTCGGAGACGGAGTAGAAGAAAGAACACATGTTTTAAGCAACTATAACCAGGCGACAGTGAGAATAAAACTTGTATTAGAAGGAAATGTATTATACCGGCCATATGTAAAGAATTTGAGGGTAACAACGGTATAGGTGTTGCATGGTTGATGAAACTACGACAAATAAGAATTATCCGCTTCCGCATCCGAGCAATATAGCGTCTCAGGATGTAACGAGAATTGCAACCGCGATTTCGATGATTGATGAGGATATTTCGGAATGTTCGGATTCAATTAGCACACTCGATAATGCCTTTCAAAATCTCAATTCCAAATCGCTCAAGATTCCGTCAGACTTTGTTGGTCAGGTTGATACGGAGTTAAACGACCTGCAGCCGGGACAATATATTGTAGTGAATGAAGATGCCAGCGGATTTTCCTCAGCTGAAGGTGGCGGAGGTGAAGGAGGAAAAAAGGGCGAAGTTCTCGTAAAAAAATCAGATAAAAATTTTGATACCACATGGGTTGATCCAAGAGCGATTCTCAAAAAAGCACCGACGGTAAAAGAAACGACTGAAGATCTCCAGTTACCAAATAACTGCACTGTAATTTTGGGTGACGTCAGTAGTACTGACTCCATCGATGATTTGCCACGTCACGGATTAACTACGCGACAGACCAATTCAGACACTTCTGCTGATTCTTCATACACATATATATTGTGTGATGAGATTGATGACACGGTAGAAGACGAATCCGACATTGCGACGAGAGAAAAATTCGGTCGTGTAAAAATCGGATCAGGAATTAACGTTAACAACGGAGAAATTTCTGTTCCTGTTATCGGCGTCGCAAGTGAAAACGATTTCGGAACAGTAAAAATCGGTGAAGGTTTAGCTATAAATAACGGAGTTGTTTCAACATTACCTTATCAACATGCAGATCAAGAGAACTTTGGAATCATAAAGCCAAGTTCTGATTTTGTTTTCGACTCAAATGGAGCGTTACAACTTGCACATAAAAGTGAAGATATAATTTATCAAACTGCAACAAAAAATATTGTTGAAAACGGTGTTATAAGAATCGTTCCAACTTGCGCTTGTTACAGAGCTTTTATAGATTCCGACACTCAATTTTCCTTTGATTGGGGCGACTTTATTCCGAAGTCGGATATAGCTTTTGATTTAGAAATCGTTGCTGATGGAACTTATATTGTTAATTTCGGACCGAATGTTGTTTGGAATCTTCCGTGCGCAGGAGTTAATGCCGGTGAAACAATCATTCATTTTGAAAAGCAATTCGGAACTTCAGTTTTACAGGGAAGTTTAGTAAGCAGCGCATACAAACAAATCAAAGATTTGATGGTTGATGATACAGACGATATTCAGGCTGATTTGGTTTGCGGAACAAACGGCTGTGTGGATAATCTGTCTTACATTTTTACAGTCAGATCATCAACTTGGCACGACGGAGGATACACGGGAAACGCCGCTGCTGAAATTATTTTGTATGTCGATTTTATGCGTTCAACTTTTGTTGATAACGTTAAGTTGTGGCCCGGATTTTACAGCAATACCACCGCTCAATTTTTTGTTATTGAGGGATCAGTTGATCGAAAAAACTGGACGATACTTTACGAAGCAGAATCAGGAGCAAAAGTTTTAGATGTAGAATTGAAGCTGACAAAGACGGGACATTTTCGGCATTATCGATTAAGGTTTTCGAAGAATTTCACGCTCCGAGGATTTAAATTTTACGGCTATTACATAGAAGATTCTCTTTTTGAATGGGTAAAAATTATTCCGCAAATGACAGAGAATTCGTTAAACGGTTTTGAGATAACTTCGAGCGGAACAAACGACGGAGCTTTGAGCAATATCACAAATAACAGTATTTCGAGTTATGCCAACTTTTCAGTTCGAGATGAAGACGGAAAATATTGGATAACGTATGAACTGCCCGAAGCAGAAGTCGTGGATATGATCGATATTGCTTCTCATAAAGATGCAGCCGATAGATTTCCGAAATGGTTTAAGATTGAGGCATCAAACGATGATCAGAATTGGACACTTCTGCTGGAAAGAGCATCATTATCTTATTGGAATGGTGGTACGACTCAGCAATATCACATAGAGAATTCGATTGCTTACAAATATTACAAATTTACGCCGATAGAACTTTCTTCGACAGAATTTCGCATAGCCAGATGGCGTCTATATAAGAAAGTTGATGGAGCAATATTCGGGAAAAAGATCCCGAAACTATCTTCAGCATCTCAAGGTGGATACGAAGTTACTGCGAGTTCAACTCATGGTTCAGATCATTGGCCGTATTTGGCTTTCGATGGAAATTCCGGAACGAGATGGGCTTCGGCAAACGGAGACGCTGTTGGCGGTTGGATTCAGATTAAATTTCCGACGGAAACACTGTGTACCACTGCTTGGCTAACAGCAAGAAATGAAGAGTGGTACGGACAAGCGCCAACCGATTTTACAATTTTAGGCTCAGTGGACGGAATAAATTTCGAAACGCTCAAGACCGTAACAAATCAAACTTGGACTCAAGGAGAGGAAAAGAAAATCACCTTTTTCAATGAGATTCCTTACCTGTATTACAGAGTTCAGGCACAGGCGATTCAGAATGGAGAAGGATATTTCGCATTTTCCGAAGTAAATTTTGGATCTGAATTGAGAGAATACAAAAAGGAGTTGAACACTTACCGCAAACTGACTCCGATTATGACCGCGAATTCTCAAAATGGATTTGTATTAACAGCTAATTCAACTTACACGGGACAAAAGGTTTATAATCCATTTGAAGCGTTTAACAATACTGTCTCAGATGCAAGTTCTTGGACAACGAAAACTCAATCGGGCTGGATTCAAATCGAACTGCCGACCGCAGACAAAGCAAATATGTTCAAAATGTCGGGGGGATTTTCGAACGAAGAACCTGACTCATTCATTTTGTATGGTTCGAATGACGGAGAAACTTACACACAACTTCTGAATTCCGGCACGTTAACTTGGACTCATAACGAAACCAAAACTTGGGATTTGAATAATGACACTGCATACAAATTCTATAAAGTCGAAGCGGTAAACACGAAATCCGCCTATATAACAATCTCTGAAATTCAGCTAATCGAACACATAACCACGAGGGAATATTAACCATGGCAACAAAATTCACATTTCCGAAATCACCGCAAATTGGAGACAGGATAGAAATCGTTTCGATATCAGAAAATAAGCTGCCGATAAATTTAGTCGGAAACTCCGAAGCGGGCAAGAATTTGGCACTCATTTTTCCTGAACAGGCCTATAGCGGAACAGCCGACGGGACGACGGTAATTGCAACGATTACAGAAAAAAATACAGTATATACATTCAAATGTGTAACAGCAAAAGAAGTTCATACTTGGTTGCTCGAAGGTACATGTCTTTATTCAAAGGTTAAACATCTCGAGTCACGTATTAACGCAATTGAAACAGCTATAGCGGGAATGGTTGAATGATAACTCCAAATCGTCATTACTCTCTTCCAAACAAAAATCATGATGTCATGGATGACATTAATGCGTTGCGTTCGACTTTTGGAAAGATTGATGGCGATATAAAAACAAATGAAAACCAAATTGAGGAATTGGAAGAAACTGTTTCAGATTTAGAGAATCGAGTGATTCACTTTCCTAACGAGGTTGAAAATTCGGAAATTCAAAATTTCGCGGCGAATCGCTATTTGGTTGTTAATCAAAACGGAGACGGAATCGAATGTTTGGAAGGCGGAGGTGATGCCGGCGGGAAATTAGGGCAATCATCTATAAAAAAATCAGATAAAAATTTTGATACGGCTTGGGGAAATATTCTGAATATCTCGAAAAACGGAGTAACGATTCAAGAAAATTCGGAAACAAGCCAAGGGAATGAAACACACATTTTCGCTGACGAGACAGAGATCAAAAACGACGAACAACTTCCGAAAGCTGAACTTACAAATTGTCGGGCTAAGTCAGACTTAGGTCCAGAAAGTAATTCGTCCGTGATTTTCTGCGATGAGATTGAGGAAGTTGAAGACGAACCCCAAATTGCGACAAATTTAAACTACGGCTTTATAAAAGTCGGAAACGGTTTAAGTATTGATGATGGAATAATTTCTGCTCCGATTATTACAAAAGCAACTGAAGATAACACCGGAATAATTAAAACAGGCGACGGATTAATCAATGAAAACGGAAAAATATCGAGAGCTGAAATCGATTCTGCGACATTTTTTAATTTCGGAGTTATAAAACTCGGAGAAAATCTTTCAATCAATTCGAACGGAGAAATGGAGATCGATGAGATGGCTAACGCAACAACAATTTATAATCTTGGAAACGTAAAAATCTGCAATGACGGAATCGTTGAATTGGAAGAAAAAACATTGGTCTATCGCCTATTCGTCGCCGAAGATTTAGTGATTCAATTTAAGATGGGTTTTGAGCCTCGAGCGGATTTTTCGTTTGTGTTGGAACTTGTTTCCGACGGGACTCATCTCGTGGCTTTCAATGAGAATTTAAATCCGAAGATGAACACGTTGCCGATTAATCGAGGAACAACAAAAATCAAGTTTACGAAAAAACAAGGAATACCATCTTACGATTTTGAAATTTCCAGACTGGATGCGCCGAATCCGATTCTTTTAACTCCGTCGATTAGTAGTTATATTTCATCAGAGTTTTGTATCACTGCTCCCAAAGGCGGATCGTGGACAGCAAATAGTTTATTAAGAACCAGCTACAATGGGTACTGTGATATAAATGAATTAAACTTTAAATTTGAGACATTAGTTTGCGTAGATTATGTGAATTACTTGAGCAGATCATCGTCTGCGGCAATGGGAGAATTTATTTTAAAGGGATCGAATGACGGTAAGAATTGGACGACATTAATATACAAAAACGGAGAGATAGTTTACGGAAAAATTTATACCGAGCTGAAAGGATGCTTTAGATATTTCAATTTAAAAATCGGATACACCTCTGATGATAACAGACCCGGAGCGGTTACTTTATGGGGAACACAAATTGATAACAACGAAAGTGAGCTAACTATCCTTACCCCGTATATGTCCTCTAACACAACGGCTTTTGCGACACTGACAACCAGTAACGATATAGTTGAAGGATCAGCTGGTAATATAACTGACGAAGTTGGTAATAATAATTGGTTGATCATAAAAAGAACCGGTGATGATTGGATTAAGTTTGAATTTCCAACGGCTCAGGTCGCAAATCTCTTGGAATTACATTACGGTCCGGCGGGAACGAGCTATGGATATTACGGAGAAAGGCAAGCGAATTGGTTTCGATTATTTGGAAGCAATGATGATGAAAACTGGACTCTGCTGCTCGAAAGGCAATATCAGGGTGCGTCCCTAGAAAAAAGCAATTACGTTTTATTTTTTCCTCTGGATAACACTACGGCCTATAAATATTATAAGTATGTTTGCGTCTCAACAAACAATTCAGACACCAAATGGGATATTCGAGGATTTAGGTTGTATCGTCGAGACGTAGGAAAGCACAATTTTTATCGAGGCGTTCCGAAGTTAGCATCAGCAAATCAAGACGGTTACGAAATTACAGCAAGCAGTCAATGTGATAATGGTCATGCTGGATATTTAGCTTTCGATGACAATACTCAAACTCGCTGGGCTTCATCGGAGAATGAAGGTAATTCATGGCTGCAGGTAAAACTTCCGACGGCGATGGCTTATAATGCGGTAAAGATTGCACCGCGCGGGGACGGATACATTGATCAAGCACCTTCCGCATTTCAAATTCAAGGATCAAACGACGGAGAAAACTGGGACGTTTTAGATTCTGAAACCAACGTATCATGGGCAACTCTCGGAGAATTAAGATTATTTCAATTCGAGAATGAAACTACGTACTTGTATTACAGATTGTATATAACAGCAAATCAGGGCTCAGCCTACAACGGATGCAGTTGCTTCATTCTCGGAAATGTTCTTTATGAATACAAAAGATACTTAGATAAATACGATTATTCGGTACCGCAGATGAGTTCGAACTCGCAGAATGGGTATGTGACGAGTGCAGACAGTACGTACGGTTCCAACTATCCGGCGTGGAAAGCTTTTGATAGATCGAATAGTTCATCTTGGACATCTGCTGATGCAACTTCCACGACTCCGCACTGGCTTAAGATATATAATGATAGCGGAATATCTGCTAATTGTATCAATATAAGATGGCATAGTGAGCATTACGGAATAGATTATGTAATATCAGGAAGTAACGATGATAAAACATATACAGATTTAGTCACTGTTGCTGATAACAATAATATTAATCCTTCTTATTCTTTGAGCAATACTCAGACTTTTAAATATTGGAAGATATATATTACTCGAATAAATCCAAATAAAACCAGAACAGAAATCCATCAGTTTAACTTAATCAACAGCACACTCATAACAGAATATTAAGAAGGAGGAAAAATGGAAATTTCAAAAACGGTAGAACGATTTCAAGAAGTAAAAGAGAAAATCCGAAAAGCGATAATTTCAAAAGGAGTTGCAGTAAAAGAAGGTGCATCACTTTCAGAAATGGCGGATAAAATTTTAGAAATCAAAATAGAGGGTAAGAAGAAGGGTAAGAAAAATGACTAACTTTATTCATGGCGTAAACGTAATCGAAATCAATCAAGGAATAAATAAAGTAAAAACGAGTTCGAGCTCAGTTATTGGAGTGATTGGAACTGCACCTGAGGCGACGGAGGATTTTCCGTTGAACACTCCGATTTTGATTACCGGCTCTTACACTGAAGCAGCGAAGCTCGGAACAACGGGAACTCTTCCCAGTGCTTTGGAAGGAATACTCGCGCAGACAGGGGCAATGGTTGTAGTTATCCGAATTGCTGAGGGAGAAGCCAGCGGTGAAGGCAACGAAGCAATCACAGTAGCAGAAGCTACAATAAATAATGTTATCGGATCGGTTTCTGTGGATGGAAGTTACAGCGGAGTATATTCATTCTTGGCTGCGAAAAGTATGTTGGGAGTGACTCCGAGAATTTTGTGCGCGCCTGGATTTTCGGTAAAAGAAGTTGTTACCGAACTTAACATAATTGCAAATCGATTGAGAGCAATAGTCGTGGCGGACTGTCC